TCCCCAACAACTCTGAATGGAAATCCCGAGAGCATCCCGGCAATTTCATCATCAGTTTTAGATGGGAATAAATACTTCAGTGCTTCTATACTATCAACACCCAATTCTTGTAGGTTTCTAACAAAGATCGATTGATTCAATTTATCTTGTGCAGTGTCCTCATAAACAGGACCCATCCAACGCCATAAAACAGTGCGATCACCATCAGGTGCAAGTCCTAATACTCCACTAGGTATTTCTCCTGAACGTAAGACCTCATCTATAGTTTGTTCTAATTTTTGTTCATATTTTATCTTTGCTTTTTCAAATTTCTCTGTTGCTTTTTCATCTTCCATATCAATAGGAAGTTCAGGGTATTTAATACCAGAAACAAATGCTAATGATTTACGAAATATTTGTTCTTCTTGGAAAAGTATTAACTCAAAACACTTACAAATTCCATATTGATATAACTGAAGACACTTTTTCTTAGCTGTAGCACTAACACGTCCATAAGCAGATTTAATTTCAGTTGCTGTTACATTCGTAATACTTAAATCATCAATGCCACCTAAAGCAAGACGTAACTCACTTCGTAATTGTTCTGCATATCTAGCTTGATCTGTACTTACCGCATTAGGTGTAATAAAACCTACACGATCAGATGGCTCTAAGTTTGCGATAACTCTTGGTACACGCATACCGCTACCAGGTTTACCTAGATACCCTGGCTGCTGTCTTGTTATAGGATCTTGTTTATATGTAGAACTTGAGAGTAAAGATTCAGATCCAAATCCTGATTGACTAGAAATGCTAGGTCTTTGTACTGCACCGTCTGAATCATTCTCAACAATATCTTGTTTTGGTCTAGAAGATAAGAGAGTTGGATTACCAAAGAAAGATAAGTTAGCTCTGATATTTTTAACCATCTCATCGTGGGCAATGATCTGATTAGCAAACATCTCAAACTCACCTGCACCATCTGTACCGAATGCGTCAGGATTATTAAATACCTCAACACAAGGAATAAATTGCATGGTGTTCTTTACTACCTTCTTATCCAAGGCAGCAACATCCATCATCTCTTGATCAAAAGTTATCTCTTGTTCTGTATGATATTCTTCAATCTCAGTAGGAGTAATACGCAAACGCATATATCTCTTATCTGTACTCATCCCTACATTTCTTATCCCTTTATTAGCTTTGACTTTATAAGGATAAATTAAAATTACTTCTTCAAGATCACCTTCTGGAGAGTAATACGTTCTATAAGCATCTTTATCAAACCAGTAAATTCTATATGTTTTTCTAGTCGGTCTTATATAAAAAAGTCCTTTACCATATGTTAAAAATCTGTCCCAAATAGAGTCAAGTCTTGCATCTAATTTATTAAACTTTATTACCTGTTGTACAAAGTCAAAACGTTGTGTACCAAAGTTATCTTGTTGAGGAAAAAACTCTACTCCTTGGCGTATCCCAAACATTTTCATTTGAGATAAATGAGCATTGACCAGCATTGTGTCAGCTGGTCCTGTACCATCTCGACTAATTACTGATTGCAGAATTTGGTCAAGAACAGTTTTACTATTGCTGTCACTCATTGGTTTTAGTTAATTCTATTCTTCAATGTTGTACCCAGCATGTAATCGTTTGAGGGTAATAATTTCGTCTTCAACTTCTACTTGAAACCTTTCATTAGGTTGAATAGATAAATCGTGACAAAGTTCATCGGGCAGAGGAATGACTACAGAACCGTAAGCATCTTGCTCGATCTCTAACGTATGGTAGCTGGTTGACATTGGGTAGTGTTCCTTCCAGTTTAAATCGTCAATACTCTAACTCTAGTTTTCCTCGGGTCATTAATCCATTACATAGCCATACCAAAGCATCCACACAATCATCATGTGAACTAACTCCAAAATTAACTATCTCATCTGTTAAAGGTCCGAACTTTCTAAACTTATTGAAAATAATCTTACGTTGTTCAAAAAGACCCATAATACCTCTAAAACGTGCAACTTTGTCTCCTTTAAATCCTTTTACAGGATGCCAGATTAAATTATATAAACCATGATCTCCTTGACAAATTCTTCTAAAATCTGCTTCCAAAGAAGCCTGATATGCAACGGCTTCTGACCATATATCTACATTACTTCCAGTAGGAAAATAATTTTTACCATCTGTATGAACTATGCCCCATTCATCCATCATTTCCATTAACGCTTCCAATTTGTCTAAATTACCCATGATCCTTAATCTCTTACAATCAATGATATGTATCTTGTTCCCAACTCTCCCTCCCATCACAAAAACTGTGTAATCATTCTGTTCACGAACTCCTGCAGATAAATCAACACCAACACCTAATCTTTCAAAATCAGTTGATATAGCACCTCTGACAATTAAATCTGGAGCTAAAGATAATTCGCTTGTTTGAACAATTTGATTTTGATATTGAAAACTATATGCAACAGGAGCTTGTCTTCTCCTATCTCTTAAATAATCTAAAGACCACATCTCAGGCCAATAAGAAATTTCATCTCCATTTTTATCTACCGTGATAGCAGATTGTACAATTTGAACCCAATCATTAGAAGGAATAAAAGTAGTGTTATGAATATCATCATGTCTGAAACGAGTTCCTAAACAGATTGCCCTTGCACCTTCAAACATAGTCGGAACTATAACGGAGTTCCAGTTATCTTCCATCGCTTGGCGTATATCTTTATTCTTAATATCATCAGCACTTTTTATAGCGTCATCAATTATGCAAAGATGTGATCTTTTAGAAGTAACAGCACCCTTCAAACCTGCACAACAAACTGTAAACTCTTCTTCACCTGTCGATTTAATGCCAGCAAATTTCCAATCAATACTCCAATATTCATTTGAGTTTATACCTTTAGCTATCTTTACTGTGGGAAATATTTCTCGATAAACTTTACTATCTTCAATAATTCTTTTTATTGCAGCACTTTTAGGTCTTGCTACATCAACCGTGTACGAAATATATAAAACTTTTAGAGGCTTCTTTGCTAGAGCATGTATACCAACCGCCCAAGCTGTGTACAAACCTAAGATAGTGGATTTAGCACTACCTCGTGGAGCAAGTATATCTATATTGGGTCCTCCTATACCAACTAAACATTCACTATCTTGAGCTGTACATAAATACTTATGCCACTCAATGTGGTGTCTAGCAGGAGGTTTATCACCTACAACGGTACAGAAATAAGCAAAATCTGTTCGAGCTCTCTCAACATCAACTGTAGATGTTTTCTTGACTACTTGTTGTTTAGCCGCTGCTCTCGCAGTACGACGATAAACACTGTAAATACTTGTTCCTGCCATGCACGTAGCATAGCTTAAGAATCTCTAACTTTCCTCTTGTAAGATTTTTGTCCATACTCCCATTGAGGCTTCTTGAAGAGGTCCTTCGATAGGATCATCCCTAAAAATAGATAACATCTCACGTAATGCTCTATCTGCACCTGCAAGAATTAACCCTTGTTTATCCATCAATACCTTTTCATCATTAAGTTGTTTGATAGAGCCACGTAACTCTTTTTGTAGCATTGCAATTCGAGCTGCACCCATATCTTGTTTAACCATGCCCATGTCTATGGCTTCTCTTAATTTAGAGATGTCCATTTGCATTGCATCAATCTCACCTTCAAGTACAGAAGTGAAATTTCTTTTTTTAAATTTTTTAGTAGACCAATCATCACATTCCACTATCGTCCCTTGGAAACCAAGAAAACGGGAATATAAATATATTTGGACAGGGGATGATGTTTTTTTACAAAAAGAAGTGAAGCATTCTCTATCTTTATCAGTTAGAGATTTTATCCAATCATTCATGCACGATAGGCACTTTGAGCTTGTGCGTAGTCTCTAGCTTCTTTATACCTACGGAACTGCTCTTTCTGCAAGTCTGTTGCTCGTACTTCCTGACCTTCTACTCTACGTGTCCCTCTTGTCTGCCTCCCAGTTTCAGCAATTCCAGCACGAGTTTCTTGGCCTTCGACTCGACGTGTTCCTCTTGTTTGAGAACCAGTCTCTGCAATAGTTGCTCTGTCCTCTTGACCTTTTGCTCTTGTCAAAGCTCTTGACTGTGAACCCTCTTCAGCAGTCTCTGCTCTACGCTCTTGACCTTCAACTCTCCTAAGAGCCCTCTGTTGGTTTCCTGTTTCAGCTAAGGTCGCCCTTTCTTCTTGACCCGTTGTTCTCTGTGTCAAACGTGTCTCATCACCTAAATTCTGTTGCTTTCGTATATCTTCTGTGGTGAAGAACTGTTTGTTTACACGATCTAATTTTGCGGCATACTCTGAATTTATTTGAGCTTGTTTTGCAGCTGCTTCATTAAGTACTACCTGACCAGTAACACTTTCATCTGGGATGATTACCTGTTTAGGAGGTAATGTATTTTGAAGATTCTCAACTGTTTGAGATGCTCCTTTAGAACCGCCACCCATAATTAATTATCCGTAATTTGAAGGATTGTAGAAATTTTTGATTGCTCTTTCTGTTGCAACCTGTTCTTTTAAGACATTAGTTTGATCTTGAATAGATCTTAACTTAGCAGCCTCAGTCATTTGCTGTTGTCTAGCAGGATCAGAACTATCTCTTATCCTTTGTGCAGCAGCAGCCAGCATTAGTCCTTGCTTACCCATCTCTAAAGCTCTTGCCATACGTAATGGTTGAGCCTGTTCTTCTAATGCTAAATTAAGTTGTTGTTGTTTAAAATTTGTTTCTAATAATTTATTAAGAGTTCTATCTAGTTTCTTATCAAAAACATTTTTATCTTT